TTGCCATCATTATAGCGTCAACGTGCTGTGATAGACAACGATTTATAACGTAAGGTGGGTATTTCTTTTCCCATACTAGATCATCTCCGTCTAGTAGATTAACCTTTGACCAGTTAATCGCATTGAGATAATCAGTAAGTTTATATTCAATCATGTTTTTCATGCTTTTTGTGACCTTTATGAGAACCCATGTAGTAATCGCCTGGTTCATAATCCCAAACTTTACCGTGATGTCCTCTAACGTCAGCCCAAAACATTCGTGCTCTAACTATAAGTCTTCGCCACAAAGTTTTTCTCGCCATATCTATTATCTCCTCTACTTAAATTTACATTCTGCCATGATTTGAGTCAGGCACGCAACCATATTTATCTCATGGTCAGCCACAAAGGCAGATTTATATTGATAATCGGCAATTGTTAAAACGGCTGCAGGTATTGATTGAGGTTGTAAATGTTTGTATAGTATATCATAGATAGATGAGAATAGACTACTAGGGTCTTTGTCTAGGTTTTGTACAACCCATTTTCTCATATCGCCAAACCTTTTCTCTTTTAAAAACTTAATTAACTCTTTATTATTAATTTCTGATAGAGATACAAGTATACCACTATCTATCTTACCTCGTACAGAATAACGTTGTAATTCGTTTATCGTTCTTCTAAAGTCTGGATAGTGTCTTTGTATTAGTTCAGCAAGTACTTTGTTATCAAACTCTATATTCTCTGCCTTCAATACATCGCCTAGTCTTTTAAGAAATGCAGTAGCAGTTTTTACTTTCTGACCATTAGTAATACGAAAATCAATAACTGTACAACGACTATGTAATGCAGGTATGATTTTGTTTCTGAAATTACAAGTAAATATAAATCTACAATTCTTGTAAAATGTTTCAATGAAATTACGCAACGCAGGTTGAACACTATCAGCGTTCATGTAATCTGCCTCGTCTATAATAACAACTTTATGATTAGAACCACCTTCTAGTGATACACTAGAGGCAAAGTTTTTGATTGTGGTACGTAAAGTATCAATGTGTCTACCTTCATCTGAACCATTGATGATTATATAATCAGCACCTAGTTCTTCACATAAGGCACGAGCAACTGTTGTCTTACCCGTACCTGCTGTGCCTGAAAGGAGAAGATTAGGAATCTCTTTTTGTGTTAGAAACTTACTAAAGGTATTCTTTAAATCTTCAGTTAAGATACATTCTGATATTTTTTTAGGACGGTATTTTTCAACCCATAGAAAATCTGACATGTCACCACCTTAAAATGTTGAGTCAGCTTCTAAAGCAATCCAGTATTGTACTTGTACCTTTTTGTTTATGAAATGAGCAATCTTTGCTTTTGATAATGCAACATCATAATCGCCAGGAATAATTTTCATATTCTCAGCCTTGATATATGCAGTAAACTCTATATCAGTTTCGCCAACTGTAATAGATGATTCGTTAGAGTTGCTATTCTTTTTATCTAATGCAACTAACTTAATCTTACCACCTTCACCTTTAAATGCAATATCAGGTAGACTTAAATTAGTATATAATTTTTTAACAGACTCATAGTCAGAATTGTTTAAAGAAAACGATACTGTTTTGTCTGGCATTGTTATTGATTTAGATGGATATCTTAACGTTGATTTATCAGCAAAAGCATATCTCGCTGACAAACTAGTTTTCTCATCTTGTATTTTTAGGTTTGAAGAACCATTGAAATTCAGTACAGGTTGTGTAAAAGAATCCAATGCTCTTAAAAACTCTGGCAAATCATATACACCAAATTCAGTTTCAAACTCATCTGTAACATTGGCTTCTGCCATAATGTTTTTCATTGTAGAAACTGTACTTAATTTCTTACCAGGTTTAAATAGTATATTAGCATTTATGTCACTAAAATTTCTTAATATACTAATTGTATTATCACTTATTTTCATTTCATCTCCTTATCATAATTTAACAGTAATATAACATAGTGTACCGCCTTCAACAGATCGGCACGGTTGTGTCCATTCTTTTTGCCATATCTACACAAATATTTAATTGCGTTAGCATGACAGAAATCTTTTCCGATTTTAAGTGTCTTTAATAAATCTAAAACTTGAAAACCTTTTTGGTCACTTGAATAGTGTTGACCATAAGTTGATTTAATATATTCACCAATCTCTTTTAAGATTTTATCTTCATTGTATTTCATAATATAAGTATATCACTAAATTGCGTTTGAGTCAAGCGTACTTGATTGTAGATATTTTAAAACGTTTTCAGGAGCAGATACCTCATAAGGGTCTCCTGATGTGTTGTTACCTTTACCAGGTTCTACAAACATTTCTTCTATTACACCATTGTTCACAATCATAGCATATCTCCATGATCTCATACCAAAACCTATTACAGTTTTTTCTACAAGCATATCCATCTGATCTGTAAAGTCGCCATTACCATCAGGTATTACTTTAACGTTTTCTAGTTTTTGATTTTGTGCCCAGGCATTCATAACAAACGAATCATTTACTGACATACAATATACATCATCAATTTTGTGTTGTTTAAATACGTCACATAGTTTTTCGTATCCTGGCAATTGTTGATTTGAACATATAGATGTAAACGCACCTGGCAATGAAAACAGTATAACTCTTTTATCTTTAAAATACGTATCCGTATTTGTATCTGTCCATTCACCCATGGATCTTACTCTAAAATTTACTTCTGGTACTCTATCACCTTTTTTCATAATATTTTCTCCTTATAATAATTACATTATATACTAATCACGTTAATTTGTCAATAGGCTATATGCCTTGTAAACGTGAGTCTTTTGATGTGATGTTTTTCGTTGCTTTAGGTCTTGCAACCGAATCTTTTGATCGTTTTCTTAATACAGCTTCAGCAGATTTTTTTGCTCTTGCTTCTTTAATAAACTTTGTTAGGTCCCATTTGAAATTCATAATATAATTATTTATACGTGCTATGCGTTTGAAACATAGCACGTATTGGTTTTTTTATTTGATTGAGATAGTTCTAGGTTTTTTATGATCTGGAACAATTCTCTCTAAAGATACCCTTAATAGACCATCTTTTAGTTCAGCGCCTTTGACTTCACAGTCCTCAGCGATTGTAAAAGACTTTTTAAAGTATCTTTTAGCAATACCCTTATGTAGGATTTCGCCTTCAGAGTCTACTTTAGTTTCTTTCTTCTCGTCTTTTTTAGACTCGATAGATAGAACACCGTCCTCAAGGTTTATGTCTATATCTTTTTTGTTATAACCAGCAAGAGCGATTTGAATATCGTACTTGTTCTTATCCATCTTCACTATATTGTAGTGAGGGAAAGCTGTAGTTTGTATATGGTCTAATTGATGGTCAAACATTGATTCAAAATGTCTGAACGTGTCATCAAATCCTACAGTTAGTGGTCTTAATTGATTGAAAATTGTGAGTGCTTTATTGGTCATGTAACCTCCTATTGTTAAGCAAAGTTAATTTTCTGACAACCCATTAAGGCGTTGTCTAGTATTATATAATAATTATTTATATAATTTCAAGCGCCAGTTTCCTTTTGTCACGGAGTTAAACTGGCAAAGATCACCGTTTTTCAGGTAGATTTCTCTACCTTTTCTATACCCCTACTAGGTCTTACGAATCGCCAAGTAGTAATAATATATATACAACACAGACGGCATAGAAATTCTTAAATTTTCTTAACTTTAACGCCTTTTACGTACTTGTAACCTAACATTTCATCATTTGCTTTCTGAGCTTTTCTGATTACTTTAGCACGTTCTTTTGCTTTTTCACGTTTTATTTCTGATGGTTTAGAAAAGTATTGTTTTGCTCTTAAATCTTTAACGATCCCTGCCTTTTGTACTTTCTTTTTAAGTACACGCATAGCCTTCTCTAAATTACCACCTCTAACTTCAACAGTAATTGACACTAGTCCTTCCTTTCTTTTGTTGGTACATACACAGGTATTTTATCTTCACCTAAATCTAGGTCATGGTATGTATTTGGTTTGTAACTTTTATAATCAGGTGCAGGTGCATGACCTGTAACACCCTTATCAATATCTTCTTTTGTATAAGCAGGTTTCTTACTCTTATCTAAACTACCTAAAACAGCAGCGATACCAGGTTTTAATTTCTGTACTTTGCCACCTTTTTCTAAAAACTTTTTCATCATATCGTCACGTTCTTTTTGTGACATCTTTGGTTTTTCTTTATCTGAATCATATATTCCCATTATATACTCCCTTTGTAAATTAACTTGTGGCCCTTTCGGACCACAAGCGGACTTACACTATGGATAGATTTAGACAGTAAAGTCATCTTCACTATCTTCCTCACTATCATCGGATTTCTTTTCTGATAATATCTCAGCCTCTTCAGCCGCCTTCTTATCAGAAAGAATCTGTTCTACTGAAGCACCACTATCAACTTTAGTGTACAGGTCAACAAATGATGATTTAGTATCATCATCAAATCTATTTGTACAGACAGCGATTGCCTTCATTTTATTTTTAAAGATTCCATATGCCTCAGCAATATGTACAAGTCTTCTCGTTGATATAATTTCATCAACGCCGCCATCAGTATATGTTTTTCTGATAACGTCAGCCCATGTAACTAGATTGTGAGCAAACTTTTGATCTCTTTTACCTGCACTAGCAAGTTTTTGAGCAACAATTTTTTCTTCTACTTTAGCAGTAGGATATTGTTGTTCAAATGTAACAGGAAATCTTTCAAGGAATGCCTCGTTAAGTACATTAGTACCGATAAACTTACCGTCATCACTACCTTGACCTTTAGTGTTAGCAGTTGCGATCACATTAAAGCCAAGTTTAGGTTTAACAAACTTGTTTATCTTTTTAACATAGACACCAGACCCTTCAAGGATAGGTTGTAAACACATAATCTTATTACTTGCAAGGTCAATCTCATCAAGTAAAAGAACAGCGCCACGTTCCATGGCCTCAATTACAGGACCATTTTGCCATACGGTCTGACCATCTTTAAGTCTGTAACCGCCAAGTAAATCGTCCTCGTCTGTTTCAATCGTAATATTACATCTAATCATTTCACGTTTTGATTCAGCACATGCCTGTGTAACAGCAAGTGTCTTACCATTACCAGATAATCCTGTGATGAATACTGGATAAAACTTTTTA